GCTCAAGGCTAGACATGCAGTCGATGCTTTCGCCTTCGTCGTCAGTGCCAAGGATAAGGCCACGCCCTGCCAATGGCTGAGGGCAACCCTTGATGTTGAAGAACACTTGGTTCTCCACATACAATCCTTCGTCGTCTACATACAAGGTGTCTTCGCCTACCCCTTCAAGGTATACTGAGGTGAACAATTCACATCCAAGTAGTCCGTAGATGTCCTTGTAATCTCCTGAATAGTCAACGATTTCAATGGTTTGTTTTGGTGTATCAATTAGTATTGCTTTTAGCATGTGATGTTCCTATATGGTTGCTGTTAGTCGGTCACTGTTATTCACTGCATCTTCTGCGAGCCATTCAATCATGTCCCACACAACTTCGGGCAGGTCATTCTCGTATTGTTCGCAGACATGGAATGCTATATACTCTAGCACTTGCTTGTCGTTCATGTTGTCGTAATCAACAGGCAACTGGTCGGTCAGGAAGTGACCGCTTGCCCAGCAGATTGCGTTAGTGGTAGGTGATAGTCGTGTCATCTGTAGTCTCCATTACTTCGTAAATCTTAAAGTCACCGCTTGCAGGTTCTTCTTGCCACTCACCAATGTGAGCTAGGAACTCAGCAAAGCTATACTCGTCCATGTCCAGCGGTATATCTACCTCGTCGAACTCCACGAACATATCAATAGACATTGTGGCTACGCCTCTATATTTCTTAGTCATTTTCTTGCTCCTCTATGTCCCATTCGGCATAGTGTAAATCGCCATACTCAAAGTTTAACTTTGCAAGAGCCGCAGCCTCGTCTTCGTCTTGGGCTTTGACCCATTGCTCAATCGTCATTCTTACTTTGTAATTACGCACCTTTTAACTCCTTCAATTCTTCTTGGTCACGTTCCTGTTGCCAGCTCTCCCAGTCAGATACCAGGTGCGGCCACTCGTCGAGCACATCTTCGGGGATGTAGTCCTGTGGGTGCGTCTCTGTGAATGTCTCAAACGACATGTCACTATATGCTTCTTGGTCGCCTTCGGCATAGCCGACAAAGGCCGCACCATCTTCGCAGTAATGTAGCTTAAACTCGTAGCCATGTGTCACAGCACCACGCACAAGGGCACCAATGGGCGGTGACCAAGCTGTCGTAAATGAGACAGTCAGGGTGTCGCCATCAAGCGAGGCATAGTTTACATCGAAGATGTCCCACTTGGTGTCCCACATTCTGACACACCAGTCATAATCCCAGACATAGTTTGTTTCTTCTGTGAAAGGCACGAGCTTAGACAAGAAGTCTATCTCGTAGCTATCAGCCTGTTTCAATTCGTTCATCAGGCTTTGCAATAGTCCTGCGTTGTCTGAGGTGATAGTCAATTCGTTGTTACAATAGTTAGGCATTTGCCTTCTCCTTCAAAATATAATTGCCAGTATAACTGACACAACTATTAGTGTCAATAGCGTGGCGGGGTTTAACATCAGGAGCATCAAGCCCTGCATGATTGCTTCCCACATAGTCATGGCGAGAAACACAAGAAACAAGATGCCTAATATGGTGGCAAGGATTGTAAACATTAGTCCTCGTCTCCCTGACCCCACCAGCCACAGGCATAGAGGGCGTTTCGTGCTTCGTTTTGTGCCGCCATAATGTCTTGGCCAGTGGTGGGGAATTTCTTGTAGTCGTAGTCATAAGCTGCAAGGTGCAGGTCACACAGCGTCTCTGCTGAGACAAGCACCATCTGTTTTTCATTTGATTTAGTCACGGGCAAACTCCTTCCACATTCCATTAATCTTAGACCGCCAAGAGCCTTGGAAATACTGACATTCGCAAAGGTCTAGGGCAATGTCCCGAACCTTCCACACTGGTAAGCCTGTGGCGGCATGTATCTTCTCATACATTAGGTCGGTCATCTTTAGGTCGTAGTCGTCGCCATAGTAAACCTCCATGCCCTTCTGGCAAAAGCCATCATAGTCTGTAAGCACGACCATGGCATTAAAGACTTGGGTTTTATTTTCAGCCATGGCTTCTTCTTCAGCAAAGCTGGGTTCATATTCGATTGTATCTGGGTAACTCATTAGCGATTGTCCTTCGTGTAGATATATTCTTTAGCAAGCAACAGCAACTCTGCTACCTCATGTCCATTTAAAAGGCGTATGACATCGTCGTCATAGTCCTCGCCCACCCAGCTTGTTGCCCAATATATGCAAGGCACAAAGCCTTTCGGGACACCATCTCGCCTGTAGACAAGTGCTACTTCTACAAGGTGGCGAGGTGCTGCCTCCTGTGAGATTGAGAAAGAGTATTGGTCGTCAAGCCGTAGCTTTACATTGGTTAAAATATCCATTGTATATCCTTCACGAATTGTTACAGTGTGTTACAGTATGTTACTGACCAGCAAAGCCCCAGCCTAAGTGACGCTCAGCCTTGCGGTTCTCGATGTATAAGCTACGCTTGCCAAAGTGAAAGCCAGTCATAGTCTGGCCACGGCTGATGCCAAGACGCATCTTGAGGCCACGTTTGCGGTATAAGCCCTTGAGCATACCTAGTTGAAAGCGGAAGCCGTGGGTGTTGTCGTTTAGTGGTTTGGTTGTGATAGTCATGGTGTAAATCCTTTGGTTGGTTTGGCATGATTGCCATGGTGTTAAGTGTATCATCTAATAATTCGTAAGAACTTATTATTAGTGATACTACTAAGCTCCCACAAAGTCACAGTGAAGGCGGGAGACGTGGTGTTTACTAGTGTAAAGGTGACCGCATCTTTCATTATCGGCCAAGGCTTCACACCATACATCCCATAGGGATTCTGAGCCGCCAAGCTTCTGGCAAGTAGCTATGTATAGCTCAGCCTTGCGCCGCTTGGTGTCATAGGTAGCCGTGGCACTTACTAGAAAGTCGGTGGCTTTTACGCCATACATTCTCAGATTGTGGATATCCAAGCAACCAACGTCACCCATGCAAAGCTGTAAGACAAAGCCAGCCTTTACAAAGCCTAGGCCATGGATAGACTGGAAAAGACAAAGCAAGTCAGGCAGGTCAATACGCCCCTTGCGGTAGTCATGTAGGGCAAGCCATAGCTCACTCTTGCGCTGATGTAGCTCAATATATAGCTTGCGCTTGGTTTGGTTCTTAAGGAAAACAGAGTCCAGGCCTTTGGCCTCAATATCTGCCAACTGCTTGCCAACACCTGCCCAAACTTGCTGGATAGATTGCGACACCATAAGCACGACATTGGCCATGTTTTCGGGTGATTGCATAGCATACTTGTTGATGCGTTTGTTGTGTGTCTTATACATGATAAAAACCTTTCAGGTTTAGTTAGATTAAGCGTAGTTGTCGTATTCTGTTCCGTCTGTCTTAACAGACAAATACCATTGTGTAAAGCCCCCAGAATTATCTGGCGTAAGCTCCACTATCGTGGTTAAACTCTCGTGGGCATCCGTCGAGTCGTAGCAATCGTATTGCTCTTCAAGCAACAAGTCAACATCTTTCTGCTCATAGCTCCATTCCTCTTTGAGGAACGAGACAAGCTCATTGGTATTTGCAAAGCAATAGTCTTCGTGAGTGTTCACATATCTGGCCATTATTCTACTCCAAGTTCCAAGTCTTCACAGACTTGATAGGCAAAGTCAATATCGTCCCAAACAGACACAATGCCTTCATAGATGTGAGATACAGCATAAGCTGGCTGGTTGCCATAGGCTTCAGAGATGTCGGTTACTACGTAAATGTTACTTGGGTTAGTCATAATCAAATCCTTAATCGGTTGTTTGTTAAGTGTATCATCTATTAGTTCGTAAGAACTTACTAATAGTGATACTACTAAGTGTTCGGGTTGTCAAGGGGTTATTTTGTAGGGTTGCCAAGGGTCATCATCACCATGCCAGAGATGCAAAGCCCAAGGGCTAAGACAGGCATGAGCAGCATGACAAGCGGTGGCATCGGTGCTTGGATTACCACTGTAATCACTGCAAAGATTGCTAGGGCAAAGCCCAATAGGCAGTTAATCAATCCATTCCAAAACATAATCATTTCCTTCCTCATTGGTTGGTTAAGTGTATCATCTATATCTTCGTAAGAAGTAGATATAGTGATACTACTAAGACTTTGCGTATCATGTCAAGCGCATTCTTCATACGGGTAGTTTATCTAGTTAAACCAAAGGTTTAGGGAAGACATGGGAGGGGGAGGGGGTAGTCTATCGAAGATAGGGGGTAGTCTCTGGTGTATCCTTTTACACTCTCTTCGAGAGAAATAGCTAGGACTTGTCATAATCTGGGAAGATTTGGGAGGTTTAATCGTAGATTAAGGTTTCTTGCCTGCATGATGTGCATATCTGTGCGGATGCATTATGCGACCCCCACCCAAAGAAACGACCTCGCACGTATATATATAATATACCCCTGACATATATTTAGTATTTTTACTAGAACCTATAATCATGGGGGAGTTTGGGATAATCTGGGAGGGGCTTGTCTGTTTAGACCCCCTACCCCTTTGTCTGGGAAAGACATATAGCAAAACACTGCCGATAAAATTTATAATTTTTACCAGGTCTATAATCTTTTAATTTTGGGGCGGGGCCTCCGAGGTGGTATGTAGTTAATGCTTGTATACAAAGTGTATAGAAGATATAATACATAGAGTCGGAGATTCATTAAAGCAGAGGCGGGGCCTGGGAGGTTATATATAGTACCTCCGAACTTTAAAGTAAAGATAGTTTAACATGGAACTGATACTGACACAATACCACTTAATGATATTAGCACATCACATATTGTTACAAGCTGTAACACTATAAGCAGAGCTTATTAGTAGGCAAAGCCTAGAGGAAATAATGGATACTACAGAACTAGAACAACAAGTAAGCCCTGCAGAGTACAACGCACTGGAGGGTTGTCTTGAGGATTATATTAAGGCAAGGTCTAAGGAAGACCTCCTGACCTTTGTCAAGAAGACTGCACCTACACTGGTGACTGACTTCAAGATGGGCAGGCACATTGAGCTACTATGTGACAGGCTGCAGAAGGTAGCCGATGGGGAGCTAAAGAGACTTATGGTCTTTCTACCGCCTCGTAGTTCCAAGAGTTTAATTACCAGTAAAATCTTTCCAGCATGGTATATGGGTAGAGAACCCAACCACGAGATTATGTCTGTGTCTCACAGTGACCAGCTTGCCAGTGACTTTGGGCGTAGCGTGAGGGACATTGTAAATACAGAAGCCTTTCAGAAAACATTCAAGGGTGTCCAGCTTAGGGCAGATGCCAAGGCTGCAGGTAAGTGGAAGACAAACCAGAATGGTTCTTACTATGCAGCTGGTGTCCGTTCACAGATTGCTGGACGTGGTGCGCACTTAGCCCTGCTGGATGACGTGATGTCTGAAGAAGATTCCTTCTCAGAGGCAGGCCGTAGGTATATCAAGGACTGGTGGCCATCAGGTCTACGTACACGTCTCATGCCGAATGGTGCCATTATTATTATCAACACAAGGTATCACTATGACGACCTGTGTGGTTGGTTATTGAAGCAGGAGTCAGACATCTCTGGTATTCCTTGGGAAGTAATTAGTATCCCTGCTTGGCTAGATGAGACATCAGCAGAGCTATTGGGATTACCTGAAGGCTCGTCATACTTCCCTGAGTGGAAACCAGATGAAGTACTACAGCTAGATGAGCGGGAGATTAGAGCAAGCAATGGGAGTAGATACTGGGATGCGCTATACATGCAGAACCCGTCACCAGACGAAGGCGGGATTATTAAAAAGAAATGGTTTCAATGGTGGGAGTACGAAGACCCGCCGCAATGTGAGTTTGTTATCCAGACGTATGACACAGCCTTCTCCACTAAGAAGACGGCTGACTATAGTGTCATCCAGACCTGGGGCATCTTTCACCAGCCGGAGCGTGACGAGTATGGTGGAGAGTACGTTGTACCTAACCTTATCCTTCTCGGTAATGTTAAGGAAAGGTTTGAATATCCCGACCTACGTAGAACGGCACAACACCTTTACCAAAAGCATCGCCCTGATGTTTGCATCATCGAGAAGAAAGCCTCTGGTCAGTCGCTGTTGCAGGACATGAGACTTGCTGGTCTGCCAGTGCTGGACTATCTGCCTGACAGGGACAAGGTGTCTCGTGTCTATGCTGCAACGCCTCTTATGGAATCAGGTCGTGTCTACATCCCGAAGGGCAAGGAGTGGGCTAAGGATTTATTTGACGAAGCACTAGCCTTTCCCAATGGCGCACACGATGACCAAGTCGATGCAATGACTATGGCTATCCACTATATGCGTGACTCTTGGCATGTCTCCCACGGCGAAGACCCAAGCTGGGAAGACGATTATAATCCAAGAAGACAAAAGAGGGTTGGATACTGGCGCACTTAAGTGTATAATAGGCTCAATGATATTCTTCCAAGTAATAAACAAGGAACAAAAGTAAATGGCAACTGAACGTAATCCATACGACCTATCAGACAAATCAAAAGAATCAGGCATTGATATGAACATCGAAGACATCACGTCTGCCGATGCCGTTATCTCTGTTGACCCTGAGACTGGAGAGATTGAAGTAGACCTTGAAGGCACAGCAGGTGAAGTAGAAATCGAACTTACCCTTGGTGACAACGAAGGCTTCTTTGAAAACCTTGTGGACTTAATTGACGAGGACACGCTATCTGAAATTGGTGACACAGTAATTGATAAGTTCAATGCTGACAAGGACTCTCGCTCTGAGTGGGAATCAATGTTCGAGCGTGGCTTTGAACTTCTTGGTCTTAAGCTAGAAGATACAACGGAACCATTTGAAGGTGCAGCCACTGCAGTACACCCACTGTTGATTGAGTCTGCTGTTAAGTTCCAAGCTAAAGCATCTACCGAGTTGTTCCCTGCCAAAGGCCCAGTTAAGGCTCAGGTGTTAGGTGATGCAACTCCAGAGAAACAACAACAAGCAAACCGTGTACAAAACTTTATGAACTATCAGGTCACAACACAGATGCCTGAATACTATGACGAGTTTGAGCGTATGCTTTTCCACCTACCGCTTATTGGTTCTGCCTTTAAGAAAGTTTATTATGATGCAAGTCTTGACCGTCCTGTTAGCGAGTTTGTGCCTATTGACCAGTTTTATGTTTCTTACTATGCGACTGACCTTCGTAGAGCAGACCGTTACACTCATGTTATATATCGCAGTCCTGTGGACTTGGCTAGGCAAATAGATGCTGGCATGTATGCAGACATAGAACTACCTACAGCTGGTATTCCTACACTATCGGGTATGGCTGAAAAGATGGACAGTGTTCTTGGTTTGTCTCCTGCTTCAGACAATGACCCACAGTATGTACTACTTGAACAACACTGCTACTTAGAGATTGAAGAAGACAAGATGCACTCAGGTAAAGTTGCCTGCCCTTACATTGTAACAGTAGAAGAAACTACTGGTGCTGTATTGTCTATCCGCCGTAACTGGGAAGAAGGAGACGATAAGTATGTCAAGAAGATGCACTTCACGCACTATAGATATGTTCCTGGTTTTGGTTTTTACGGCTTGGGTCTTATTCACTTCCTTGGCAATCTTACTATGTCTGCTACTGCTGCAATGCGTAGCCTACTTGATGCTGGCCAGTTCGCTAACTTACCAGGGGGTTTCAAAGCTAAGGGCGTCCGTATGGTCGGAGATAACGACCCTATTGCGCCAGGGGAATTTAAAGAAGTAGAAGCAACAGGCATGGACTTGTCTAAGTCTATTATCCCACTGCCCTTCAAAGAACCATCGCAGACTTTGTTCAACATGCTTACCTTTGTAACGCAGACAGGTCAGAAGTTTGCTGACAGCACCGAACAAGTAATTGCAGACAGCGGAGGCTATGGACCAGTTGGCACAACCTTGGCATTGTTAGAAGCTTCAAGTAAGTTCTTCTCCTCAATCCATAAACGTCTACACAAGGCACAGGGCGACGAGTTTAAAATCTTGGCTCGTATTGACTACGAGTACTTGCCGCCTGAATATCCTTATGACCTTCCTGGAGTTTCTGAGAAGATTCTTAAGAAAGACTTCGATGGTCGTGTAGATATTGTACCAGTGTCTGACCCTAACATTCCTTCGAATGCTCAGCGCATGATGCTTATCCAAATGGTACAGAACATTGCTCAACAATCAGAGCCAGGTATGTTTGACATGGAAGCCATTAACAGAATGCTTCTAACAACAGCTAATGTTCCTGACATTGATAGACTAATGCCACGCAAAGACGAGGCACAACCTCAAGACCCAATGACTGATATCTTGGCTGTATCTCAAAACAAACCAATTCAAGCCTTTATAGGTCAGAACCACGATGCACACATTTCGTTTAAGGGAGCTTTCTTACAAGACCCAGGCAATCAACAGAATCCATTCTTTAATCAGATGGCTGCAGCTTTGCAGGCTAATATCTCTGAACACATGCTTCTAAAGTATAAAGAACAAATTGATGGTCTGTCTATGCAGGCGGCTCAGAATCCACAGATGGCTGCTCAGCTTGCCCAGATGCCTAACCCAGAAGAAATGGCAAATGTACAAGCTGCCCAGCAAATCATGCAGACGAACATGCAGATGGCTCAGGGTGGTGGCATGTCTCCTGAACAACAGATGCTTCAGATTGAAACACAGAAGCTACAGGTTGAGCAACAGAAAAATCAAACCCAAGCTGCTAAGGCTCAAGTAGATGCTTCGCTCAAACAACGTGACCTTGACTTGAAAGAGCAGAAGATTGCTATTGATGCTCAAGAAGCAGGGATGCAGGCTAACATGCAAGCATATCAGAAAGAAGAAGACCGCAACGCCAAGAGAGCTTTGAAAGCTATGGATGTACTGGCTGACTTAATTAAGACACAGGAAGCCAACGGCATTAAGGAAGTACAGCTTTCTACTGATATGTTAAACACCATTATGAAGAACCAACAGGGTAATTAATATTGTTATACGAAGAATTAATTAAAGAACTTCAAAAAGAAATTGAAGGATTAAAAAATTCGCTTGCATATGGGACAGCTTCAGACTATTCTATGTATAAGGAGGTGGTAGGTAATATTGCAGGGATTGAGAAATCAATTGGTATTATTAAAGACTATCTAACTAAATACATAGAAGAGGACTAGATTAATGCAAGCAGCATCTAATGCTATTAAAAACGACGAGTGGATTACAAATGACGATGTACCTGACCCGACACCATTACCAGAAGTTCCAGGATACACTGTACTTGTTCGCCCTATCTCTGTTAAAGAAAAGACAAAGGGAGGTATTATTCTTCCTGACTCAACCAAATCGGACATGGCTTATCTTACAACAGTTGGCCGTGTACTTAAAGTAGGGAACGCAGCTTATCAAGACGATAAGTTTGGAGACACCCCAAGGTGTAAAGAGGGAGACTATGTGTGTTACGGTAAACACGCTGGGAATAAGTTTTTGTATAAAGGTGTCCAGCTACTACTTATTTTTGACGACGATGTTAAAATGGTAGTTGAAAGCCCTAAAGATTTAGACCCTACATTTAATCTATCAAATTAATTTAACGTGTTGCTATTGTGACACGGTAACTTATACTATATAATATATCACATCAGCGTTATTCGTCTAAGTTCGCTGAGGACGTTAAACAGGAGAAGTACAAATGGCAGAGACTGAATGGTCTACTATTACACCTGAACAAGGTGAATCCCCCGATAAAATTGAAATTGAAATTGAAGGCGCAGAAGAAGAAGTTGTATCTGCTGCACCAGAAGTAGAAGTTGAGAAGCAGGAAGAACCTGCTCCAACTCCAGAAGTAGAAGCTGAAGAAACCACCACCACCGCAGAAGCGGATGAGGAAGAACCAGCTAAAGAAGCAGAAACATCAGGCGCACAGAAACGTATTCGTCAACTGGTAAAACAGAAGAAAGAACGTGAAGCTCAAATTGAAGAACTGCTACAAGCTCAAAAAGAAATGCAGGTTAAACTGCAGCAGCGTGAAGAAGAATACGGTACCCTTCTAAACACAAACGTAGAATCTAATGAGCGTCA